CATCTGCCTCTGCTGTAATTAAATATTTTTTATTATTAATTTCAATCATACTTGTTGGGTCACATATATTTTTTGAATTATAAGGTTGTTCAATATCATGATGACTTATTCTTGGCAATTTATCATTATCAAAAGAAACAATCCATTTAAAAATATCGTGTTTCAAAATGCCATCTTGTATATATGTTCTATGACCAAAACCATAATATTCGTTCTCATTTAATTTATATCCAGGGGTTCCACCTCTATATTCATAATTATAATTATGTTTATCATCATCAACATCTATTTTTGTAATATAACCAGTTTCTACATCAAAAGTATATAATTCAAATGGTTTTATATAATGTATAAAATATAACTTATTATTATGATTTATGAAAGAAATGTTTTTACCTGAAATATTAATTTTTGTATATATGTTTTTTTCGCAATCAATTAAAAACATATCGTTTAAATAATTGTCTAAAACGTATATTTTATTATTATATTCAAAGCATCTTGGGTCTTCACCTCTAAAAGTAATATTATTGTCTTCAATTATATCAAAATTTTCATCTAACGTTATTTTTTTTATCACTCTTTCCGACCCGAAATGTCTTCTTCCAAAAGCAACAATTACATTATTATGCTTTATTAATGAATAAAAAATAGAGTTTTTTGTTACATTAATTCTTTTTTTATATACAAAATGCATATTATAATATAATATGGGCATTTTAAATGCCCAACAGTGTAAAACCGTAAAGGAAAAACAAAAAATCGAAAAAAAACGAAGAAAAATGTAACTAGTTATAAAAAAATTGGGACAATTCCGGAGAGAGGATGTAACGAAGTCATTACGAAGTCATAACGAAGTGAAGGAACGTAGGAATTGGATGATTCGCCGGAGAAACGACCATAGAATCTGTTTCGTAGGTAGAATACACACAGACAGTGATGTAAATGTATATGATTAAATTATATACATTTTCATCAAGAGAAGAAATGCCGATAATAGAAAAAATGCAGAAATTCCTATTATCTAAGAAAAATGGATGGTTAGTCACGGCAATCGTATTAATTATATTGCTGTTTATCCTCCAAACAACGCGAAAAACAGTAAAGTATGAAGGGTTTCAACAAAAAGAACCATTTACTGTTCAGAGAGGACAGAATGCATATGACAATTTTTATTCCGAGATATATGACCGATTATATAAGACGGAATCTCGGTCGGAGAAAGAAGCAGTCGAAATTATAAACGCGACTCAACCCGACAAATCGAATTCCCATTTCTTAGATATCGGTTGCGGAACCGGATGTTTAGTCAATGCATTAAAAACGAGAGGATACCACGTAATTGGCATAGATAAATCGTCTGCGATGATTGAAACCGGAAAAGACCGACTCCCGGCAATAAAATCGAATATGAAATGTGGCGATGTCACGGATTCAATGTCGTTTGAACGCGGGATGTTCACACATATACTATGCATGGACCGTACCATTTATGAACTTGAAGATAAAATCGCATTTTTGCGTAACTGCAAACATTGGTTACTACCCGGCGGGTATTTGTTTTTGCATTTAGTCGAACCCACCGAATTCAATGCGATCGTTCCTTTAGGACAACCGAAAGGACTATTAAAAGATACGGACGACCTAAAGATGGAAAACGGAAAACGGATTACGAATACTGCAATTGACTTTATCGATTTTAAGTACAATTCTTCGTACGATTTTAGTCAGTATGATAAATCGGGAGTGGTTGTACAAGTGGAGAAGTTCACCGATGCCACTTCGAATAATGTGCGCCAGAACGAGCATACATACTATATGGCACCGTCGCGGTCTATCTTAGAAGACGCACGATATTGCGGGTTTTTATTAACAGGTGAATTCGTTTCCTCCGAAGATAAGTATCAGAAAGTCTACATATTGAAAGCACTCTAAATGTCTAGAAATCAATACCGTTGAAGTCGTCCATTAGACCGCCCGCTGAAATATTGGCAGGAGTAATTCCGTGCTTCTCAATAAGATCGAGTTTTATATGGTCCGGTATAGCAGGATTTCGTAATATTTGCAGTGTTTTATCTATCTGGAATATCCTATATATTCTATGCAATTCGTCCATATGTTGTGTCGAATTTGATATGTGTCTATAATCCATTCCGTTCCGTTTACGGTAATTTGAATACGACATCTCCAACAATAGATTGCATTTTCGAATAACACCGGACTCGCATATGTTCGAAGATGAATCCTTATGTTGTGTAGTATGGAGAATGTAAAATATACGTCCTCTCACTAACCCTTCCACGAAAACAGTAAATAGAGTAAATAGCAAAACATTCCACATTCTTTTGCTATTTATACGCGGTTGTTTTTATGTGTCTTCCGTATGCAATCCGAAAATAGTCCAGGAACGAAACACCCCTTCTTTATCAACTTTATATGCGATTTCTTGATGGGTTTTCTGACTGTGTGATGTTTTCTTTTGCCTTTATAATTCGTAATGCTTTTGTATCCTTTACCCCCCTTAATATGGACTTCTCTTACTATCTTCTCACCATTTTTATCGTATTTGACTTCTGTATTCGAGTACATTATATATTTGCAGTAACAAAATAATTCTATTTGATAGAGTTCAACCATCTGGGACAATTCCTACATTCCTTCACTTCGTTGTGACTTCGTTATGACTTCGTTACGTCCTCTCTCCGGAATTGGATGATGAATGCGAAGTGCCGGAGAAACGCCTACGGCGTTTTGTAGGAATAATGGATGTGACTACGGCATCGACGCTTTTCAACGCACCTTCAACCCACCCTTGGTTTTTGCTAACGACTTCTCCTACTACTAAGACGCCATCTTCCGGATGTTGTGCATCTGCAATGAATTCATCGCGGTCTTTGTATTTATCCGTATTGAGAGGTTTATAGTAATGCGTTCCTACCGCCCAATAATAAGACCGGATTCCAATCAAATGCAATCTCCCTAATGGAATGCCTAATGACTTCTCAAACAATCTGCAATAATAGTCTCGATTCGGTTCCGTATTTTCTCCGTAAGATTTCATTTTTACTGCATTGGCATTATCGTTGTATGCTATCATGTAGATTCCGTCCTCTGGATTCATCGGTATTATTTTCTGGAGAGGACCAGGCACACACGTATATCCTCTTACGTATTCTTTTATGATGGGAATCGACTGCTTCGAGAACTTCCCATATGTACGCAAGAACGGTTGCCCTTGGATTTCTTTATATATCGGATTTGGCAATAAATTACGGAGACTTGTTATTGTCGTTGCTAAAATGACTTGTTTGCAACCATATTTGCGTCCATTCTCGGTCTCTATTAAAATCGGATGTATTGCATCTTCTGTTCTCGAAAGCGTGGTTACATTCGTTGAGAAGTGGAAATGCGATTCGCCAATTACAGACACGAGTGCCAAAACGAGTTTTCGCCAATGCACTCGGAATGCCGCTAAACAGCATGCATTATCTTCCATCCCGTAATTATAAAGCGTATCGTGAGCGTCTTCGTTTTCATAGTCTGTATAACCAGATGTCAATAAGAACCTCTCATAGACATCGTCTCCTAAAAAAGGTTTAGCAAATCGTTTAAATGTAATTGTCTGTTTCGTAGGTAGAATGGATTTCTGATATTCTCTTCTCAGCATATCCATTGTCCTATTAATATCCACTGGTGTGAAATTGTGCGAGAAGTAAGGCGTAACCTTGAATTCCTCTAAATCGAAATGGAGTTCTCGCATCAATTTACGTAAAAGACTGTCGTGTTTTCTACCGATACCCGCACCAGTAACAACTTCTGTTCCATAAAATGTCTCATTGCCTGTTCTACCTCCGACCCATAATTTTTTATGCTTCTCTAGAATCTGCACGGATAAATGGGGCGAGTGTTTTTTAATTTTATATGCTGCATATAAACCGCTGATTCCGCTGCCTACGATAACCACATCATATTCATACTTTGCGGTGTCTTTTTTTCCACTTCTTCCTCCTTCTCCTCTCATAAATGGATTGAATAATACTCCATTGAATATGTTTAAATTCATAATACGTATAGTAAATATATATGAATCAAGATTTATTAGTTCATTTACTGCATATTATTGTGATTGGTGCATTATTCCTCTACGTCGGTATTCGTAGAACGAATATTCCTAAAGTATTTTTCCCTATTTTACTGTTTCTCGGAATTGTGATTGTTCTGTATCATTCTTACAAATCATATTTGAGAAGTAAAGAGCAAAAATCATATTGGATAAATATGCTGCATATTCTTCTCGTAGGTCCGCTGTTGATTTACATCGGATACTATGGAGTAGATACGGCAAGAATGTATTTTGAAATACTCTTGATGTTGGGATTTTCGGTGATTGGATATCATTTGTATTATGTGGCATTTAATGTCCAGACATAAGGAGTAAACTCCATATGTGAACATAAACACTGTATTCCCTGCGGGAGTCCAGATGTTAATGAATAGAAGCGGACGAACCTCTCATCAATTCTTCATCGTATCTTGGACAAATCCGGAGAGGATGTAACGAACGTAGGAATTGGATGATTATCCTTGTAGGTATAATATTAGAAGAACAGTCATGAGAGGCGTAATGGATACAGCGAAATCGGTCATAGAGACCTGCAAACCATATTTAGGGGGACTTGTAAATATGGTAAATGATGCTATGCCTAGAGTAGTAGACCCGGAAAATGCATATTGGTTATACAAAGGAGAATTACCGTCTTTTCGCCGTGTAGTTGTAGGAACGGGTGATATCCTCTCCACTATTCATCCAAATTATTTGCTGGTAGCATTCGTATTCTTATTCGTGTTTTTGGTTCTATACATCAAAATGAAGTATCCGTTTTGGAATCAAATACCGGCATTGCACATATATGATTGGCACCGCCGATTCGTCTATTCCGAGATGCCATATATTGTACATCTTCTGCCTAAAAAGACGAAATATTACGAATCCAGTCTTGTAAATACGAAATTGTTTAGTGACCGGACATTTGACGAGAAGATGGAAATCGCTAAATTGTTGCAGAATTCCTATTTCCCGAGCGACCGGGTTTTCTGTTCCGTACAATTCAATGATTTAGAGGCACAATTTGCTGGTGCGGTGGTGTCGACATTTAACCAGATAGAAGAGGACATTGTTCTTCTATCAGAAGGCGACAATATTATGGAAAAGGTGGAAAAGGTGGAGAGGACGAAAACGGTCCGTAAAATAGAAGGAGTCGCGTCTTCTCGTAAAATCCTGTTCGCATTCTCTTCTAGAAAATCGGAGGAGAGGATAATTGTTCAGGAACAAGCAGCATTATTGGATTATATTTGTTTCCGTCGTGATTCCGCTTCTCCAATGAAATACCGGAAACTGTTCCATACCCACGAATATAATAGTCGGAAAATCTGGATTGACCGCAATATAATGCTGTTTAAAAAAGAGGTCGAATTATGCGATGCGATTGTTCCTCTCGTAGAATACGACTCCTTTACGTTTTATTTGCGGCATACAATACAACCTGCTAAATTACCTTCGACTTTCCAGATTATCCGTATCCAGAAAGAACACACGCAACATTTGCACGATTTTACGGAGAGGATAGCATCATTGAAAGACGATATCGGATTTCGCGTTTCTATTACGGCAGAGATTGGCGATTTGATTCATTTGTTACAAACGAATCAGATGTATGCTTATGCTTTGAGAGGTCCAGATATCGATACCGGTGCACGTTTTAGTACAATTTATGCGATGTATTTTTTTCGCAATGCGCATATGAAATACGAGGATTTAGAAGGCGGTGATACACTGCATTCGGTTGCGGCGTTTTGCAATACAAACAATGTCGACCTCTTCTTTACTGGATATTTATGGGCAATGCGAGAGGCGAGAACGAGTCTAAGTGGAAAAGAAACCAAGATGGTTATGATAGATGATATTGGACATCAGAGAGGTATTGCACAACGATGGATTGCAACACATGATGTTATACTCAAAACGAGATGTGCTTATTACTTTAGCAATTTTATATTGCCGCGGTCGCCATATAAGGCAGAAGAAGTAAATATATTGGTTTAACATCTGGAGGGCGCGTTGATGCCCTGCGCTTCGCAATGGCATCAACGTCCTCCCTACAGTGTAAATGCCATCCTATGGGTTTTTAACCCATAAGTCTGGACATTAGGGGATGGGGGGGGGTTCATCGAATATATTTGCCTCCTCTCGAGAACCCGTCGACGATATAAATCATAAAAACCCCGAGAAGAGAGTAAAGCACAAATTCTTCCGTTACGTGGTTTGTTTTTTCCATCTGTATGGACTCGAGCATTTGTGTCATATAATTTAGACGGTCCATCACTTTGTCGCCGCTTCCAATCCCCATCCGCGAATAATATGGTTCTTTAGGAGAGGACAGTCCTTCGCGACCGTATGCTGCCCGGTAACTGGCGTATTCCGTCTTACCGGAATCGGATGCACGGTAATAAGCGGGTTTTGGTTGATCTTTTGATGGTTCAAATGAAGGTTTGCCACTTTTAGGCATAAGAGGATTGATTCCATTATCAACTGATTCATCTGCCGCTATTATTTGGTCGGAATTCCTTTTTGTAATATTGGTAGGATATGGCATTGGATTAAAATCGCCGAGTTTGTCATCCGTGTTAAAACTGGTTATTTTGTTCAATATACTATTTATTTTCGTCGTTCTTTCATTCTGCTTCTCGATATGTTCATCAATCGACTCTGGCATCATTTGGGGTTTGTTGTTCGGTGAATTGGAAAATCCTTCTTTTTCTTCGCCTTCTTCTCGATTTGGCGTGTAAAAGACGTATTGTTGAGAAGACGAATCATTGCTTGGGCGAACTTTGACGGTTTTTCTCGCCGTTGTGTTTTGAATACCACCCATTGTAGGCACGCGTTTCCTAGAAACTCCATTGTCATTACTGTCACTCGTCCATGGAGATGCATAATTTAATAGGGAAGATGACATTGTAATATGAATTATATGTTGAAATACTTTACAAAATCCTCAGATTTTTATTCTCATCGATTCTACCATCTGTGCCCATAAGGAACTTGGATGATAGATACGAAGAGCAGGATAGATAAACGAGAGTAGGCATAATCATCCAACTCCTACGTTACATCCTCTCTCCGGAATTGTTGCATTGAGAGGATAAATGTCGATTGCTAAATAGGATGAATTGAATCAAACACGAATTCGACGACGAAGGAGAATCGTATGAAAATATATATCTTATAAGATGAATGTTAAAAATGGATACAAGGATGAATATATTATTCAATGGGTCACAATCATAACTATATTCTTGTTTGCATCATTCCCATATGAAATGGTACAATTGAGCGAAACAAGTTTAGGGAAACTATATTGTGCATTCATAATTGCCTATTATTCGATGGTTGACCCAGTTTATGGAGTAATTGCTTGCAGTATCGTCATATTATACTATCAACTCGACCTATATAATAGTATTATTGCAGTGCATCGCGATACTCTGTTGAGTGAAAATATGGTACAAATGCGTGAGTCGATGACTACGTTGAAACCGGAATCAGAGAAGAAGTATGAGTCGTACGTTTCGGGTGATTCGTTCGTCCATTCATATACGCCATTCTCGGATATAAAGGATACAAATGAAATGACAATAATGAATGGTTCACGCAAGAAAGAATTGTTGGATAATTTCAGAAAAGCGAATTGTGACGATAAGAAACGACTAAAGAGTAGCGGTGGGGTTGTCCGCCCGGAAATGGCAGACCACGTATTTAGGGAAATCCATTTTCCCTCGAATTCTGCTAAATGTAATCCTTGCGACGAATCCTGCGAGTTTTCTATTATAGAAGAACGGTTAAATCGAGAGGAGAAACTTCGTCCGGAGTCTTCTAAAGACAAACCGATTGACTGGAATCAATTATTCGGACACTATTTAGTGAAACCGATAACAAGCATGGCAGATGATATATTTTCGTTTGAAGAGAATATGTTCGGGTTGATTCGCGATAAAGTGATGCCGATTGTTTCTTAATGTCCAGACATAAGGAGTAAAACTCCATATGTGAACATAACCGCTGTATTCCCTGCGGGAGGACGTTGATGCCATTGCGAAGCGCAGGACATCAACGCGCCCTACGGGAGTCCAGACGTTAACGGCACTACAGACCGCCTTAGGTAATGAGTTTACTCCTTGTGTCTGAACATTAAGGTCGGATAAATATATAGCATATATGGCAAATAAACGGGGTTCAAAGACACGGTCTGATCGAGGAGTCCAGACGTTGCGCGATATGATAGAGTACATAAATCAACAGGTATTGGCGATGAATCAGAGTAAATTATTTGCAGGTATCATTATTATTATTCTGAATATATCGTCTAAATTCGTAACAATACGGTTGAGTAAATCGATGGAGGGGTATCTGAAATATACATTTAGTCGCGACATATTGGTATTTGCAATGGCATGGATGGGAACGCGTGATATTTACACTGCATTGTTAATAATGGCAGTGTTTTCACTATGTGCGAATTTCTTCTTTAATGAGAAGAGTGGATTCTGCTGTTTGCCGGAGTCATTTATCGAAAAGCAGGCAGGATTCGTTGATTCACCGCCGGATATGCCAGAAATAACGGAACAGCAAATATCAGACGCGGTTGCACTCTTGTCGAATGCAAAGAAACAGAAAGAAAAGACCAAAGAATCGTTGGCTTAATGCATATATTTGGATAAATACATCTGGATAATATCCTCATCTGGATATTATGCAGTAAGAATGTATATAATTGCAGTAATTATATATGAGTATATAGTAAAATGTCCACATCAAGTAATGTTATATTTCCAGTTTCTCTATTGTACATACAATTAGACCTGAATGTAGGAGAAAAGAAAGATGGACGAAATATACAATTGTTTAAACGCAGTATGATAAAGATGCCGAAAATGAATACACAACCGATTATTACTAGCGAATATCCGTTTTTCACGAAAAATGTGCGATACCCGAGTTCCATTGAAGGCGCGGATTGGAAAGCAAAATACGAATTCTTCTTTAATCGTCCATTGTTTATTGAGAGGTTGCGAAAGGAGATCGATGCGAATCCGAGTATTTATAGGGATAAGTTGATACCGAAGAAGGACGCAACAGAGGATGAGGAAAAAGAATTGTATGAATGGATGAGTGCGACGGAAATTCACAATGTAATGGTGACGCTACGTGCACTATTTCCTATACCTGATATGTTTGGCAAGGCACTTAAGAACTCATATCAACACGTGATTATGGGCGAACCGAATAATCGCATCATTTACGATTTGAGTATACGTAATGCTGTAAATATATTCGGATTTATGTACAAATTCGGTATAATCAGTAAAGAACGAGAGGAATATTTTATAAATGTAAATGGAAAACGGTATATTGTCGATGATGTTGTATGGCGGAATGATATCATAAACCATCCGGTTTATAGTAAGTTCTTGTCTTCTCAGAGAGAGACGTATGAAGAAGTCGCCAAGTCAGTAGGCGACGTGGAAGAAAAATACGATATTTATTTGAAAAAATTAAGAGACGAAATTTCTTCACTATTAAATACGGAAAATTTACAAAAAGATTTTTATAAGATTGTATGTAGAACACCAGGAAGAACACCAGATTGTAAAAGCACGACTTATGAAATGGATGCGTATAATTATTATAAGACTTCGTTGAAAAAAATGAGTATTGATGAATTTAATGGATTAGAAGATGTCGTAAAAAGTGGAAAAGAATTTACGAATGGAATAAAATTTTTAGTTCATCATTATTATTTCAAGGATACAATAAACAAATTGAGTAAAGAGACAATTCAAGAATTGGGTGAAATAGATCAAGCTGCTGGAAACACAGGTAAGATAAAAAAATATCTTAAAGAATTCTATGATGTATATCAAAGAATAAATAAGGAATTCCCCAATATTGATCGTTTTCTTGATAATAAAGATTTCAAGGAATTCAATGGTGAATGGTTGTTAGAATCGGATTCATTGTATAAATATCTGCATTTTTCGGATGTTTCGTTTGACTACGATGATCCAGTTGATTATGTTACGAAAAAGATAATTAGTCAAATGTATGAAGATTTAAAGGTAGACGGGTTATTTATGATGCGTATGCATATATTATCTAAGATACGCTCGAACACTCCAACTACCGGTAGTGTAATCAATATGAATATAGATAGAACAAATACCGCGAATTCAGTTGCGGACAAATTGGATAAATTATCAAATGTAACTGGCGAAAATAAGGCAGATATAATATTGTCCATTCGAGAAGATTTCGACAATCACTTACAATTGCATAAAGGCGAAGGAATTAATATTTTTATGGAAAGGGAATATGAAGTATTATTTGACCGTCTTCTTAAAATGGCAATTGAGGTAAAATCTGCAAGAATTGTATTGAATTTTGCTAAAAACAATATTCCGATGAATTTGACTGGCAAAAAACCGGACGGGTCCGACGTATCACAAGTAACCCAGCGGATAAATAAACACATACTTGATTTTTTTAGTACAGAAGCAAGTATTAATAATAAATTGTCGTCGAATGTAAACAATGTATTCGAACCTATAAGAAAAACGTCCAATAAAGATTTATATATGGTACTGAAACTATTTAAGATGGGCGATGCGGTTATAAAACGCGAGTATGGTATGAATGATGATGATATCAACAAATACCGGAATATACTTGAAAATGTGTATGATAGATACGTCCAAAATAAGAAAATAAACACAGACATTATTAAGTCTTATTTGTATACTGGGGTGGATGAAGCGAAATCGATAGTTAGTGAAGAAAATTCCGATACAGAAGTCCGGCGAAATGTATATGAAGTGTATGTTGGTATGGATTTGGTAGATGCTGACTCCTATGATAAAACAAAACGAGCACCATGCAAATTAGTCGATAAAGAAATGGAACAGGAACTTTTATATCTAGTCGACCCTCGTAATAAAACGTATAATGTATTGAGTAAATTTCGCGACTTTGTGTTTGATAATGATGCAGCTAAAGTGGTGGACGCTGCCAAGACGGCAGTTAAGGAAAATGTCCCGGAAGCAAAAAAGATTGGCGGAACATATAAAAACCGACGGCGGGGTCGAATTACGAAGAAACGACTTGAATAGATATTATACCGGTCTCTCTCCGGAATTGTCCGAATTGGAGCGACAGGGCATTATTTATTAAGCACAAACTTGCCATTTACAAAATTGCCTACCTCATCACCAACATCATCGTCCTCTAATAATGCATATACAACACCGTTTTGTTCACCCGTTGTATAATATCGAGTGCCGTCGATTTCAATCTCATATACTCCTGTCTCCTCTTCCTCCTCCTCGACAACTTCTTCTTCGACCACCCCCTCTACCTCTTCCTCGACAACTTCTTCTTCGACCACCTCCTCTACCTCTTCCTCGACAACTTCTTCCTCAACCACCTCTTCCTCAACCACCTCATCTTCCTCTTCTTCAACTACCTCTACCTCTACGTCTTCTTCCTCAACCACCTCTTCCTCGACCACCTCATCTTCCTCTTCTTCAACTACCTCTACGTCTTCTTCTGCAAAAACCACCTCCTCTTTAACCTCTTCTTCTACAACAACCTCCTCTGTAACATCTACGTCTTCTTCGACAACAACTTCATCTACCGCATCATCGTTAATCTCTACAACAACCTCTACCTCTACCGCATCATCTTGAATCGCAGCAACGACTTCTTCTTTATCCTCTCCAACAACTTTATCTGCCTCTTCACCAACAACTTCTTCATATGAGTCATCTTCTATAACAATGGTTTCTGGTGTTACACGCGAGGCATAAGCATATCTTGTCTGTTTTGTAGACACAATATCTGGTTCTTCTTTGATAACTACTTCTTCATAATGAATAGGCGTTTCCGAACTAGATCGACGAATATTTCTGCGACGGAGACGGCGTCTTGGTTTTTTATCCGTTTCAAGTGTTCTTGAAAGCACATTCGTCAACAAATGTATCAATTCTTGATTTGTAGATTTCAATGTTTTGTATTTGACACTTAGTTCCCTATAAGCAGGACTCGTTTTCGAATGCTGATAAGTATCAACCAACGACGCAATTTTCTGAGAAAAAGATGGCATTTTAATTTATATAAAGGTAATTACAGTTGTTATTGTTTTATCGTATATTTTCTTTATATATTTTCGGTATTATTATTTACCACCCACCGCGAACATCAAAAGCACCCGCATTTTTTGATTCGTGGATTCCACGCGGGTATTGGTATAAATCCATCCGCATTAAACCCGGCGGTCGATAAATAGTACAACTGATGATTATACCATTCGTTTGGATAACAGACAATTTTATCCGGGTTTTCATTTATATACGCCGACCACCAACTGTACGTACTATTTGCAATGATATGATGGTCGCAATGACTCATTATCGCCATTTCTTCAATATCTGTAATTGACTGGTTTGGGACAATTCCGAAGAGAGGTACGAACGTAGGAATTGGATGATTATCCGGAGAAACGCAGTAGGCGTTTTGTAGGCATAATGGTACTATCTCATTAAAATGGTAATACTCAATCGGAAACTGCAATAAGTCTTTGTCTAGTTCGAGCGAGTGAATAATCTGATTTGCCGGTTCATGCGATTGTTTCTCATAGAAGCACAAAATCCGGACCCGTTTATATGTCCCGCTTAATTTACCCATAAGATACAATACTGCATTCTTGTAGTAGTATTCGTCCAAGAGAATGAAGTAGCATCGGAGGTTCTCGTAATCGCCACGACGAATGTGCAAACTAACGGTGATTTCCGTGGTAGACGGGTTCCAAAAGAGTCCTCTCGACTGAAACGCCGGATGAGAAATAATCGAGACGACGTTTTTGCGTATGGTGGGTATCCCTAAGACGTCTACTAAATATTCCTTGTACTCATCGCATATTCGGTAATCCTGGAAAAACCCGGAAAGCAATACGTTTTTTTCCGGAAACTCGACATTTTTAGAAATATCCGATTCATTGTGTTCGCACAACGATTTCGCATATTCCTCTTCGTCTAACCCGATGGATTTCGGGGAATATTTTTTTAAATTCGGAAACCCCGGATGTTCGTTTAAAAGGAAGGGGCGGTTCAGTTTATTCGAATAATATATTGCAGCACCGATTTGAAAAAGACAATTGCCGGTGCCTCCCCAATATTTAACGGTAATTGTATTCATATTCAATCTATATAATTGAAAATGAATATTCTTTACATCACACTACGATCCAACTACTATACTCATTGCAGTCGTATATCAGTTGATACCAAAACTTCAAGTCGATATCCCAAACGTATTTTTAATTATACTTGCTTTGCTTGGACCTTGCGGTTGTTCACTCTGACGTTTTACTTTATATACACCAGAAGAGTTTCCGCTCGACGCTTTAATGCCGTAAATCTTCGTAAACGCGTCGTCTGTATCTTCGTGCAGTTCCGGCAATATTCGCGTGAGAGGTTTATCTATTACTAATAGCAAATGTTCCGTTTTCAAAAGTCTCCTATATTCTTGTATATTCAAGTTTCCGTAGAATTTATCTAGCAAATAATGCGGGTCCGGTGCGGGTTTAATATTTTTCTTGCAATCATATACTTTGCTGTAAATCTGATTCAATAAATGGTAACGGTCGAATTTCGTGGAGTCGTCGATATTTTCTTTCATTAAATAGGCAACTGCACATTCTGGGCGGCAAAACGACCCATAACCATATATCACACCATCCATCTCGTATTTTGGTATGTAACACGGCGGGTTATCGAATTCGTACGTACACCAGAAACACGCGGATTTCTTCTCCGAATGCAACGAATTTTTATATAATTGTATTTTTAATTGTTTTAGTTTCGCGGACATATCTTTTACGTTTACATCGTCATTGCAATCGTCCATTGGAACGGGATTCACTATTTTATCTTCTACTTGTGTTTTCGTAAATTTCACAATCGATTCGTGTTGTAATTCTTCTTCTGCGGAAAATGTCATAAAAGCGGCAATTGACTTGTTTTCTACATACTCTTCCTTGACAGCGTCATGTGACGACGACGATGACGAGGAGGAGAGGTCTTTCGTCTGGATAAAGGTGCCGAATGGTTTCTCACCGTCGTAATATTTCACTTCCGGTGGCGCAGACGAATTGTACTCCAAAGGGTTACTAATCATCCGACTTAATTTGCTATTATACTCTTTCAAATCATTCATAGAACATTTCAAATTTAAAATGACATTGGTAACCACTGGTGTCGTATTCGCAATAATTTGCTGTTTCGTGACGATTTTGCTTGCCCGCGTTTTTCTGCCTTTCGCCGGTGCTTCAGTTGTTACAGGTTCTTCTGTTTCTTTTGTGGGACGCTTCTTCTTAGCAGTCTTCACTGCTGTCTTTCCAACACCTTCCGTATTTGTCATTATAGTCATACACCATTTGTCGTCGACTATTTATGTATATTTTAAATATGTTTTAAGGAAACATAGATAAATTGAGCGGTGTGTATAGTAAATATAGAATGACGGAATTCCTCATACAAACGAGAAAGACGACTGGAATGGGAGAATCTATGCCGTGGATAGAAAAGTATCGTCCGACGCATTTCGAAGATATTGTGTTGGATCCTCTCAACCGCATCTTGTTCGAAAATATTATCCAGAAAAACAAGTTTCCGAATTTGATTTTCTATGGTCCACCCGGTACAGGCAAAACGACCACGATTATAAATCTTATACAAGAGTATCAGGCAAAATACACACGAGTGAATAAAGAGACCGTTATTCATCTAAACGCTTCCGACGAGAGAGGAGTGGATGTGATCAGGACCCAGATTTACCAATTCGTCCGGTCGTGCCACATATTTGAAACTGGATGCAAATTCGTCATATTGGACGAGGTGGATTATATGACAAAGAATGCGCAACAGGCGTTAAAAACGCTCTTACAGACTTGCCATCACAATGTACGTTTTTGCCTTATATGCAACTATATAAGCAAAATCGACGAATCATTGCAACGTGAATTCATATGCGTCCGATTCAATCAATTGCCACCTCCTGAAATCCGACAGTTCATACAGAAAATTGCCGACGCCGAAAATCTATCAGTCGACTCGGACGACATCGACCTCTTAATGGCAAGTTATCAATCAGATATAAGAAGCATGATTAATTTTATGCAATCCTCTTATTTTGGGTCGGAGAAATTGAGTAAAAGCAAAACAACCGCGTCACGACCAGTATCTTCTCACGAATGGTCGGAATTAACAATCCTCCTAAACGATAATCAATCCAACTCGAAAGACGCAGTAAACTATATAACCCAAATCAGTATATCCCATAATTTGCATAAGAAACAGATACTTCTGGGATATATGAACCACATATTGCGCAAATTCCCGCATATGATTTCGAATGGATTGATTGCCGTTTTTGAAAATGTCGCGCATTCTTCCGATGATATGCCTTGCGATGACCTAGTCAATTATTTCGTATCAAACATATTCAAATCGTGCTCGTAATAAATACTCATTCGCAATTTTAGAATATTCATAAACTCACTTGCTGGAGACGCATTGTTCGGGTCGAAAATAGGATTTGCACATTGGACTCGACACCTCTCTACGATTTTTATCGGTTCGGTAATATTACATAATTCGTCATTTATTTTTTTTGGCGATGGTGGCAATATGAGTGAGTTTGTATCATTATGTGTTATTTCATTATTCCTACAAAACGCCGTAGGCGTTTCTCCGGATAATCGTCCAATTCCTACGTTCTCTACTTCCGGAATTGTCCCAATCCTATTCATTCGACTATTCTCACGTTTCCGTAACATATTCAGATATATATATGCTTTATTTTTGTTTTTTATTTTACCATATAAAGAAAATTGAAAAGAACTTAAAGAAACAGCGGTTGAATATATTAGAACACATTTAAAGACTATCAATATTTGAAACCCCCGAAAAAAGTATGCAAACCGACGTATCTTTGACGAAAAACGTGGACGATGAATGGCGGAGTTTTATGCTAAAATACTCAGGTACCTCTTCCGGAATGGATGAATTCGGGGAAAATGTGGTTCCTGATGCATTTCCGGTTTTATTAGAAGAGATAGAGACGATTAATTCGACGGCGGAAAAAGAAGCACCTAAATGCGGCGAGTTGTATATCTCCACGAAGACCAAAGTTCTGTTCTTGAATTGCACAATTGATACGATGAAGACTTTCTGGAGTATACCGGTGGTAGATTACTGGCGTCCGGTAGAAGGAGTGATCAAAAAGCAGACGAAATTGACTTCATTTAGTCAAGAAGAGCTGGATGAATCGTTGGAGCGGTTGAGAAATTGCGGGCATCATTATACGGAAATGGTGATTAAGTCGGCGTCGACCGCATCAAAACGCCTAAAGTTCAAGGATGACCGTAAAGTGACAATCGGCATTTCAAAGAAAGACATTATGAACTGTAGGGGGAAGCAGAAGAAGGCATTTATGAACTGTTTTGCTATTATCATACGGTTCCTGTATAATGGAGAATTTCGAGAGGTGCATGTGAAAGTATTTAATACTGGTAAATTGGAAATTCCCGGTGTTCCAGATGATAATATGCTGCGATTAGTACGGGAAAAGGTGATCGAATACTTGCGACCCTATCTCGATATAGAGCAAATTAAGCGAATAGAAGGTAAAGAGGACTGTGATTTAGGGGATTTATGCTATATCAAAGGCGATGGCGACGACGGAGACGAAGATGTACTTATTAATTCGGGATTTCATTGTGGATTTTGCATTGACCAAAAGGCGTTTTATAGTATTTTGCGGAGTGATAAATATGGAATTGAGACGTCGTATGATTCGTGTCATTATCCGGGCATTCGTTGCAAATACTATTACCGTAACGATTTAGCGAAAGACCATCCAGACCAAGGGCGTATTTGTCCAGAAGATAATGGCATCAAACTGAGTCAACTGGAACTTAGCAAGAAATATACGTGTGTGTCGTTTATGATATTCTCTACGGGGAATTGTTTGGTGGTCGGAAACTGTTCGAAATCGGTTTTGCTGCATGTATTTGAATACATTAAGGCGACATTGGAAGTAGAGTATAAAGCGATTTGCTTACCGAATGAATCTACTGCCGCGAAAATCAAGAAGAAGAAACAAAGGAAGAAGACTGCTCATATGCAGATGCATTATTATAGTAATGCCATAACAGGTAAATGCGATGTGTTGTTGTAATGTATATATTTCTATTGGAGATGTAGGAACATTATTCCTACGCTCTGGATTTGGATGATAATTCACGAGAAAAT